ATGAAAATAGGTGACAAAGGACTCGAACTGATAAAACAATCCGAAGGATTGCAGCTGGAGGCATATCTCTGTCCGGCTCGGGTCTGGACTATCGGGTATGGGCATACGAAAGGGGTGCAATCCGGCGATGTGATTAATGAAGATCAGGCCGAATCCTATCTGCGCCAGGATCTTGGCGAATCGGAACGTGCCGTGGAGCATGGCGTCACTGTGTCGCTAACCCAGAATCAATTTGATGCACTCGTCTCATTTACTTTTAATCTTGGCGCCGGAAATTTGTTTAGCTCAACCCTGCTAAAAAAACTGAATGCCGAAGATTATGCGGGAGCTGCCGACGAGTTTCTGCGCTGGGATCATTCTGGCGGAAAACAACTGCCGGGATTAACACGACGGCGACAGGCTGAACGTCAGCTTTTTTTAACAGAGAGTTAATCCTGTTTCCTGAATATTGTATTTTTACATTGAGATGTTTTCCAGATAACATTTCGAAAACATCTCAGTTCATATTTTTAGTGAATATATTTAAATAGAATCTGCTCGCCAGATTCTGTACTTTAACCGCCTGCTTTCAATCTACTGAGGAGTTATATTATGGCTACCACCGCAGATGACATCGCCGTACAGTATCCGATTCCAACCTACCGCTTTATTGTCGCGTTAGGCGATGAGCAGGTACCTTTTACCAGTGCCTCCGGCCTGGATATTACTTACGATACCATTGAATACCGCGACGGAACCGGCAACTGGTTTAAAATGCCCGGCCAGCGTCAGGCAATTAATATCACCCTGAGCAAAGGCGTTTTCCCGGGTGATACTGCACTGTATAGCTGGATTAATTCCATCCAGCTTAATCAGGTGGAGAAGAAAGATATTATGATCAGCCTGACCAACGATGCCGGAACGGAAGTGCTGATGAGCTGGAATATTGCCAATGCGTTTCCGACCTCGCTGACCTCGCCGTCATTTGATGCCACCAGCAATGAAATTGCGGTACAGCAGGTGACGCTGATGGCGGATCGCGTGACGATTCAGGCTGCCTGAGAATTGGGGGAACTATGACAACAATCACAACCCATCCGGGTATATATGTAAGTGAAGATACATCCCTGAACTTTTCGGTGATCGGTACCGCGACGGTGATACCCGCTTTTTTATCTAATGGCGGTCAGAAAGGTATACCGGCCGGTGCATATCATCGCTTTAAATCCTGGGCTGAAGTGAAAGCAGTTATTCCGGATGATCATAGCGATCAATATTATTATATCGCTTTGCGTTTTTGGTTCAGTCAGGGGGGAGGGACTTGTTATATCCTCGATTATGACCAGCTACGGAAGAATGACTTTCCTGATGATATTACCCTGATAGTGGCTAACGGGCAGACGGACCATGTTACTCAATATTTTGATAACTTTATTACGGGTAAACAGCTTTTTGTTCTTCTCGACGGACCGGGTACCAAAATTGCCGCCGATGTAGATCCTTCCGCGACAATGAGTAAGTACCCCGCGTCACCCTATGCCGCTGCGTTTTACCCCTGGGCGATGTCCGACTGGGCAACAATCCCTGTTGCTCCCAGCGTTGTTGCCGTCGTCGCCATCGCCCTGACCGATCGCACCCGCGGCGTCTGGAAAGCCCCGGCGAATGTGGTAATTAATGGGATCACCCCGCAATATCCTGTTACCGACGATCTGCAGGGCCAGTTTAATCAGGGCAAAGCGCTAAATATGATCCGCACCTTCCCGAATGTGGGGACGGTGGTGTGGGGGGCCCGCACCCTTGATGACAGCGATAACTGGCGCTATATCCCGGTGCGTCGTCTGTTTAATATGGTCGAACGGGATATCCAGAAGGCGCTGAACAAGCTGATCTTCGAACCCAATAGCCAGCCGACCTGGCAGCGGGTAAAAGCGGCGGTAAATAACTATCTCCATGCGCTATGGAAGCAGGGGGCGCTGGTCGGGAATAAGGAAGAAGAGGCCTGGTTTGTCGAGATCGGTAAAGGTATTACCATGACCGAGGATGATATTAACCAGGGCAAAATGATTATTAAAATTGGTCTTGCGGCTGTACGCCCGGCTGAATTTATTATTCTGCAATTAAGTCAGGATATCGCGCAGTAACTGAAGTCAGTTTTCGCTTTCTGTTATTTTTATGCAAGAGACTGGTGAATTCCAGGGGCGGTAGCTTGCCTGTTTGCCGTTGTCAGGCGCTGGCGAATAACGTAAACACAAACAGGAGTATATTATGACGGTGACAACCAGCTATCCCGGCGTGTACCTGAGTGAAGAGGCGTCGCTGAATTTTTCAGTTACCCGCGCAGATACGATGGTTCCCGCATTTGCTTATTATCAATATTATAGTCTCCCACCAGGCGGGCCTAATTTTTGTTTTTATAGCTGGCAGGACGTTGTTGCCGCTGCCGGAGACGGTCATTTCGCTTTCATTTGGTATACGTCCCTCTATACCTGGTTTTCACTGGGTGGAGGGAAGTGTTATCTCATAAATTATGATCAGCTGGAAATCGCAGTAAAACAGTTCGATGATATCACGACGATCGTTTCTGCCGGGATAGATAGTGACAACTTGGATGCAAACCATCAAAGCTATGTAATCAGTGCTGTCAATAATATAATCGCTCAAGGGATAAAAATATTTGCTTTATTTGATGGTCCTTTAGACCGTATTGCTGCGGATGACACGACAGAAGCAGTGATGGAACGCTTTTCGTCCACACCCTATGCAGCGGTTTATTATCCGTGGTGTAGTAGTTCCGGGAAAAATAAAAAAATTGCTCCCAGTGTTATTGCCGCCGTTGCCATCGCCCTGACCGACCGTACCCGCGGTGTCTGGAAAGCTCCGGCGAATGTGGTGATTAACGGGATCACCCCTTTATATCCCGTTACCGACGATCTGCAGGGCCAGTTTACTCAGGGCAAAGCCCTGAATATGATCCGCACCTTCCCGAATGTGGGGACGGTGGTGTGGGGCGCCCGCACCCTTGATGACAGCGATAACTGGCGTTATATCCCGGTGCGCCGTCTGTTTAATATGGTCGAACGGGATATCCAGAAGGCGCTGAACAAGCTGGTCTTTGAACCCAATAGTCAGCCGACCTGGCAGCGGGTAAAAGCGGCGGTAAATAACTATCTCCATGGGCTATGGAAGCAGGGCGCATTGATCGGGAATAAGGAAGAGGAGGCCTGGTTTGTCGAGATCGGCAAGGATATCACCATGACCGAGGATGATATTAATCAGGGCAAGATGATTATTAAAATTGGTCTTGCTGCTGTGCGCCCGGCTGAGTTTATTATTCTGCTGTTAAGTCAGGATATAGCGCAGTAACTGAAGTTAGTTTTCGCTTTCTGTTATTTTTATGCAAGAGACTGGTGAATTCCAGGGGCGGTAGCTTGCCTGCTTATCCGCTCACTTATTTTCTGAATATCAACGCATGAAGGATAATATTATGGCCACTACCGCAGATGACATCGCAGTACAGTATCCGATCCCGACCTACCGCTTTATTGTTGCACTCGGCGATGAGCAGGTACCCTTTACCAGCGCCTCCGGCCTGGATATTACTTACGATACCATTGAATACCGCGACGGAACCGGGAACTGGTTTAAAATGCCCGGCCAGCGTCAGGCGATTAATATCACCCTGAGTAAAGGTGTTTTCCCGGGCGATACCGCGCTGTATAGCTGGATTAATTCCATCCAGCTTAATCAGGTGGAGAAGAAAGATATTATGATCAGCCTGACCAACGATGCCGGAACGGAAGTGCTGATGAGCTGGAATATTGCCAATGCGTTTCCGACCTCGCTGACCTCGCCGTCATTTGATGCCACCAGCAATGAAATTGCGGTACAGCAGGTGACGCTGATGGCGGACCGCGTGACGATTCAGGCTGCCTGATTAAGAGGAGCGGTATTATGACCGTGACAACCAGCTACCCCGGCGTGTACCTGAGTGAAGAGGCGTCGCTGAATTTTTCAATATCCAGGAGTGCAACAGCTGTGCCGGCTTTTGTTTTCTTAAGATATGGAGGGAATTTAGCACCTGAAGAGAAAATTGTAAGCTATAACTCTTTGGCCGAATTTTTAGTTGGCAGACCAGAAGATCCAGCACAAGCATATAGCGCCTCATATTACAAGGCTGTAAAGCTTTGGTTTATGAACGGAGGAGGGCGGTGCTATTTGGTCGATATAGATGGTTTAGATGAGATAAAAAAATATAGCGACATTACTCTTTTAGTGTCTTCAGGTGCCAATAATTCTGGGTATAGCATCCTTGAACCATTCAATCAACTGCTTCAGGACGGAGTAAATATTTTTGGTTTGTTTGATGGCCCTGAGGAAAGAATTAAAGCTGACGGCACCCAGGATGACGTTATGTCGAATGTTCCTGACTCATCCTATGCCGCATCCTTTTACCCTTATGTTCTGGCTTCCTGGACTACGGATGTAATTCCACCCAGCGCCGTCGCCGCCGTTGCCATCGCCCTGACAGATCGCACGCGCGGTGTCTGGAAAGCCCCGGCCAATGTGGTGATTAACGGTATCACCCCGCAATATCCCGTCAGTGACGCGCTGCAATCCCGTTTTAGCCAGGGCAAAGCGCTAAATATGATCCGCTCGTTCCCGAATACAGGAACGGTGGTGTGGGGTGCCCGTACCCTGGAGGACAGCGATAACTGGCGTTATATCCCGGTACGCCGCCTGTTTAATATGGTCGAGAAGGATATTCAGAAAGCGCTGAATAAGCTTGTCTTTGAACCCAACAGTCAGCCGACCTGGCAGCGGGTTAAAGCGGCGGTAAATAATTATCTCCATGCGCTATGGCAACAGGGGGCGCTGGCCGGGAATAAAGAAGAGGACGCCTGGTTTGTGCAGATAGGTAAAGATATCACCATGACTGAGGATGATATTAATCAGGGAAAAATGATCGTGAAAATAGGTCTGGCTGCTGTACGCCCTGCTGAATTTATTCTTTTGCAATTCAGCCAGAATATCGCCCAATAATTTAATGAAGGAAACTGCTATGTCTACTGTAACGACCGTACCCGGTGTTTATATTGAAGAAGATGCGTCTCCGGCGATTTCCGTGAGCCAGGGCGCCACTGCCGTTCCGTTATTTATCGCCCGTTTTACCCCGCTTGACGACAGCTATTCTGGTACTGTAACCCGCATCAGCAGCTGGCTGGATTTCAGTCAAAAATTCTCCGTGACGGCGGGGCTAAGCGCGAGCGTTACCATTACCTCAACGCCTGATGATGCTGATAAACCCGCCAACTACACCTACAGTGCCGGAGTACCCACGGTGGCCGCGACCGCGACGCTGGCCCTGCAGCTCTATTTCCAGAACGGCGGCGGCGCCTGCTATATCTGTGCGCTCAGTGACGCCAAAGGTGATTCACTTGCGGCACTACCGGGCCTGGCGGATGAGGTGGGTGAAATCACCCTGTTTGCTGTCCCTGAAACTGATAAGGCCTATCGTGAGGCGGTTTACGGCGCGCTGGTCGGCTCGCTGGACCAGAATAAAGGCTATTTCCTGCTGGCCGACAGCGACGATGGTAAGGCTCCGGCGGGTATCGGTAGCTCCGCCCATATTGCCGTCTATTATCCGGCGGTTCTGGTCTCTTCCACTGCGGCGCCAGGCGATGCCGCTGTTGCCATAACCGGCTACACCAATATTGATGCCAAAAAAACGGCTTCGACGCTTGCTGACCTGCAGGCGCTTGAGCCGGATCTGGCTAAAACGATCGCCTCATCTTTCACCTCCTCACTGCTTGCTTCACTTAGCGTGCCCGTCTCCGCGCTGATGGCCGGCGTTTATGCAAAAACCGACGCCCAGCGCGGCGTCTGGAAAGCCCCGGCCAATGTGGTACTGAACGGCGTCACCGATGTCAGCGTTAGGGTCACGGATGATGCCCAGGGCGAAATGAACCTGGCGGGGATCAACGTTATCCGTTACTTCAGCGATCGGGGGGCGGTGGTCTGGGGGGCGCGGACGCTGCAGGATGATGATAACTGGCGTTATATTCCGGTGCGACGCCTGTTTGATGCCGCCGAGCGCGACATTAAAAAAGCGCTGCGCCCGATGGTATTTGAACCCAATAACCAGCTGACCTGGAAACGGGTGCAGGCGGCCATTGACCACTATCTCTATAGCCTGTGGCAACAGGGTGGGCTGGCCGGTAATAAGGCGAATGAGGCTTACTTTGTGCGCATCGGGAAAGACATCACCATGACCACCGACGATATTAATCAGGGAAAGATGATTGTCCAGGTCGGGATGGCCGCCGTCCGCCCCGCGGAATTTATTATCCTGCAGTTTACCCAGGATATGACGCAGTAATCGGCTAAGGCTGCCCGCAGTCCCCTGCGGGCATGTAAGGAGTTTCCGATGGCAATGGTTAATCCTGGGGTTTCAATCAGTGAGACCTCGCTAACTTCAGTACTGGCCGACGATGCGGTCACGATGCCGCTGTTTATGAGTTATACCGTGACGCAGGCCAGCAGCGTCACGACGCTGGTGCCCGTTAACGTCACGTCGCTGACGCAGGCCGTCTCACTGTTTGGCGGTCGCGGAACCCTGGCGTATTCCCTGCGCCATTTTTTTGAGAATCGCGGGCAGTCCTGTTATGTCCTCCCTCTGGGAACGGGAGAAGAAGAGAACACCACCCGACTGACCCGTTTGATTACGGCGCTACAGAGCGCCGAACTGCAGGAGAGCGTGGCTGCCGATCGCCATACCGGCCTGCTGCTGGTACCGGAAATGAGCGAACTTAACGATCTTGTTGCAGACGACAGTATTGATCCGGCCACGCTCTGGTATCAGGGATGGCAGGCGCTGCTGCAGCTTTGTCTCCAGGGCCAGCAGCGCTTTGCGCTGCTGGAACAGCCAGAAGATCCCGTCCAGGCGATCGCGCTCAGCAAGCAGTCGTTTTCAGCCGATCTTTGCCAGAACGGAGCGGCATGGTGGCCCCGGTTACAGACCAGCTACGTGCAGGACGGCAGCGACGTGAAAACATACCTTTTCTTGTCGCCCTTGCCAGCGGTGGCTGCCGTTATTCAGAGCAGTGCGACGGATAACGGCGTCTGGAAGCCTCCGGCCAATATCGCCCTGGCGAAAACCCTGCGGCCATCCCGCAATATTCTCCAGTCCCGGGATCTGCTTAATCAGGACGGGGTTTATTGCAACCCGATCCGCAGCTTTGCGGGAAAAGGGGTGCGCCTGTGGGGCTGTCGTACGCTGCTGAATGACGAAAGCTCGCCCTGGCGCTATATCCAGACCCGGCTGCTGGCGAACAGCGTGGAAGCCTATCTGAGTGACCTGGCGCGCGTGTTCTTATTCGAACCGAACAATGCTCAGACCTGGATGAAACTGCAGGGGCAAATCTGGACCTGGCTGCGGCAGCAGTGGCTGGACGGTGCGTTTTTTGGCACCACCGAAGAGGAGGCCTTTACGGTAAACATTGGCCTCAATGACACCATGAGCGCAGAGGATATCAGTGCCGGGAAGATGATCATCCAGCTCCGGCTGGCGCTGCTGGCACCGGCAGAATTTATTGATATCAATCTGACGCTGGACCTGCGTGATGGTTCAGCCACCACCAACAACGGGAGCTGATTATGGCGGACATACCGGTAGTGGCCCATCGATTTACGGTGAACTTTGTGTTTAACACCATCCCGGCTCCGCTTGATGTTGCTTTCCAGCGGATCTCCGGCCTGTCACGCGAGCTGGAGGTGAGCCAGCTCCGGGAAGGCGGCGAAAATATTCGCAACCTCTGGCTGGCGGAAAAGGTCAACCACGGCAGCCTGCTGCTGGAGCGCGGCGTGACCAATGCGTCAATACTGACCACGCAGTTTGATCGGGTCTTACGCCGGGAAAGTACCCAGTGGGCCAACGTGGTCATCATGCTGCTGAATGAATCCGGTATACCGCTAACCACCTGGGCACTAAGCCATGCCCTGCCGGTACGCTGGCAGATCGGGGACCTGGACGCCAGCAGTAATACCGTTTTGATCAACTCCCTCGAACTCCGCTATCAGGATATGAGCATCCTGGGAGACAAGTTATGACCGTTGAAATTCGCGAACTGGTGATTCAGGTTGAAGTGACAGAAACGTCAGCGCAGGCAGCGGCATCCTCACCGGCAGGTTATACGGAATGGGATGAACAGCGGCTGCTGGAAAAACTCAAGCGTGAAGTGCTGGAATATCTGCAGGAAAGGGGGCAACTGTGAGCTTACTTGAACGAGGTTTATCAAAACTGACGATCGGTGCGTGGAAAGATCGGGAAGGGAAAATCCCGGCCGGCAAGATGAGCGCGATGTATAACCCGGAGAGCATCCAGCTCGATTATCAGACGCGCTTTCGCACGGAAGAGACCATTAATAAGGCCTCCCAGAGTAACCGCTATGTGATCGCCGAACCGGTGGGTCTGAGCCTGAATCTGCTGTTTGACAGCCAGATGCCGGGGAACACCACGCCGGTGGAAAGCCAGATTGCGATGCTGAAATCCTTGTGTGCGGTCAATGCGGCTACCGAGTCTCCCTGCTTTTTGCGTATCAGCTGGGGGAAAATGCGCTGGGAAAATAAGGGCTGGTTTGCCGGGCGGGCCAACGATCTCTCCGTCGCCTATACGCTATTTGACCGCGATGCCACGCCGCTACGTGCCACGGTGCGTCTGAGTCTGGTTGCCGATGAAAGCTTTGTCATTCAGCAGACGGAGCTGAATCAGCAATCGCCCGCTCAGGCCTTACTTGGCGTGCCGGACCTGGCGTCATTGCCGCAGATGGCTCTGACCGCAAGCGCCACCCTGGCCGATAGCGTGGATTATCTGTCGATGGCCTGGGATAACGATCTGGACAACCTTGACGACTTTCAGCCGGGAGATTATCTGCAGGCGCTGAAAGGGGGCGGGATATGAATGAGATCGTCCTGAAAATTGGCGGGAAGGTCTGTTCCCTGGGAATCAGCCGGTTGCGTGTTGCGCAGCAGATCAATGCCATCCCCTCTGCCCGGCTGGAGCTACAGATCCCGACCGACAGCAAAGATACGCTGGCGCAAAGTGCGGTGGCTGACATCTCACCCGGTGCTGCGGTGCTGATTGAACTGGATGGCACCCCGCTATTTAGCGGAACCCTGACGCAAAAACGCCTCTTACTGCGGGGAAAACTGTGGTCCGTCCGGCTGGAGGCGCGTCATGTTCTGCAAAAGCTGGCGTTTTATCCTCACAGTCGGGTATTTCGCCAGCAGGACGATGGCACAATCCTGAATGCGCTCTTTCAGCAGGCCGGGGTAAAAATGACCCGGACGGCGACGCCATCGGCGACCCGACACGATCAGATGGTGCAGTTCAGGGTAAGCGACTGGCAGTTTATTCTCAGCAGGCTGTTTGCCACCAACAGCTGGCTGCTGCCCGATGCGGCCAGCAGTTCAGTGACGGTGTCACAAATTGCCGCGCCTGCATCGGCCGCCCATACCCTTGAGCGTTACGCAGAGTACAGCGATTACACCCTGCATGAGATTGATCTGACCTTTGATAATCGTTTTACGCCTGACAGCCTGTCGCTGCGCGGCTGGGATGTTGCAGAGCAAAAGCTCGGTTCGGCACAAAAAAGCGGTTCCGATACCTTCCATCCCTGGAAAGCCGCCGGGCAGGGGGTAACGCTATCGCGACAGCCGGATTATCAGCTGGCGTTCAGCACAATGCCGGAAACCCAGCTCAATACCCTTTCCCGCTCCTGGATAAACCATCAGCAGCTGACCGGTGTACAGGGGCGGATTGTGCTGGATGGGACGCGCGACTTCCGTCTGGGAGAGAGCGTAAAGCTGGATAAATTTGGCGCCGGACTGGACGGTACTGCCATGCTGACCGGCATTAATCAGTTGTTTAATACGGAGGATGGCTGGCGCAGCGAGCTGCTGGCGGGCCTGCCCGCTGATTTTACAGACCCCGTCCCGTCCGTTCAGTCCCTGCATATTGCCACGGTAGCGGATTTTACCGTCGATCCTGAACAGCTGGACAGGATCCCTATTTCACTGCCTGCGCTTAATCTGCCCGGTGAACATATCTTCGCCCGTCTGGGGAAACCCTGGGCCAGCAAAGCCAGTGGCTTCTGTTTTTACCCTGAGCCGGGAGATGAAGTGGTGGTGGGGTTTATTGAAAGCGATCCGCGCTATCCGGTGATTTTAGATTCGCTACACAACCCAAAAAACAGCGCGCCTTTCCCGCCCGATGCGCAAAACCTGCGCAAAGAGCTGGTGGTAAGCAAAGACGACTACACCGCACAGCTGCAGATTAATACCGAAGAAAAAACCGTCACGCTGGCGTCGGGCAACAACAGCCTGACGCTGACGGCGGACCAGAACTTTCAGCTTACAACGCCAGACGAAATGACGTTCACCGCAAAATCCATCAGCTTCCAGGCCAGCGAGAAGCTGTCGGCGAGTGGGGAAAGCCAGGTGGAAATCACCAGCGCCAGTATCAATCTGAAAAAATAACCTGACAACTGCGAGGCGAAAATGAGTGACGACACGCTAGTCAATACGCTGGGACGCTGCTGGGCATTTCCGCCGCAGTTCTCCCCTGAAAGCGGTGTAAAGATGGCTGAAGGGACGGATGCCGTTCTACAAAGCCTGCAGGTCCTGTTCCTGACCGAAATCGGCGAACGCATTATGCGTGAAAGCTGGGGCGCCGGGATGAATGATTTTCTCTTTGAGAATATTTCCGATGAGCTGCTGGCAAATATACAGAGCCGGATAGAGGAAACGATCCTGCGCTACGAGCCGAGAGTGACGCTAAAGGACGTGGTGATCAAGCCTGCCGACAATGAGCCCAGCCGTCTGTGGGTACAAATTACCGTGACCCTCACCGGAAGTCAGCTTACCGAAGTGGTGGAGGGAACCCTGAATCTAAATGAAGGCCTGGCGCTGAGGTTGATATGAGTGACTATGTGATTGTTGATGGCGACCAGCTGAAATTCGATCCGCAGTTTGGGGCCAATACCGTGACGGTAACGGGCCTCGCGCAGATAAGCGGCACCGGGGAGGCGACGATTGACAATAAAAACGTCTGTATCCTGGGGGATGAAAAAAAGGTATCGGTGTCTGCCACCTATATCAGTTCAGCCTATCCACAGTCCGGAAGCGGCACCCTGACCATAGCCAGCCTGGCGGCAGACCAGCAGGCTCCCTTTGTCATGGCGCAGACCCCGGTGATTGTGGTGGGGAGCCAGTTTATCGCCCTGTTTACCGTTCAGACGCCTGCAACCAATCCAAACACCGGGCCCGATCCTACCCCGATGGCGTCGGGGTCCGGAAGTTTTACTAACAGCCAGTTATTTGTTACGGCGGGATAACTCCGTTCCGTTCGGTAAATAGCGCGTTTTCTGCCGCAGCAGAATGCGCATGTCCATTATCAGCCCGTGAGTGGATACTATGATCTCAGACCTGGATGAACTGAAAAAGAAACTGGCCAGCAATATCGCTGACAAGAGTTTTGTGCTCGATATCCGCACGGCCGAGCAGCGGCTGAACAATATTGCGCAATATAGCGCGCTGATCCCCTTTGCCAGCAATCAGGACGCGACATGGGACAGCTTCTGGCTGGCCGGTTCGACGGCACAGCAGCTGAGTGATATTTACCAGAATGCCGCGCTGGCGGAACAGCGTTTGCCGGTCCAGCAGACGTTTTTACTGGCCTTATTACAGCTGCTGGAAACCCCCACGCAGTTGCTGAATACGCTGCCGGCCAGGCATCGGGCGCTTTACTATTATGATTTGCTGGGATTTGCCCTGCGTAACAGTCAGCCAGACAGCGTGGTGGTCAATTTTGAATTACAGCGAAATACCACCGGATACCTGCTGCCCGCCGGTACCGCGCTGGATGCCGGGCAGGACAGCGCGGGTAATACGCTCTCTTATCTGACCGATGAGAACCTGCTGATTACGCCTCAGCAGCTGAGCCTGCTGTGCTGGACCCGGCAGGATACGGACGGGAGCTGGTGGGTCAGCACCGCACTCGATCAGGCCAGTAATATCAGCCTGCCTGATGAGGGCATCCGCCTGTTCAGCCAGACGGACAATGAAAGCGCGCAGCAGCAGCAGGTCTCGCAGAGCCTGCTGCTGGCGACCCTGACGGGCGATCTTCGGGTGGAAAATACCCTGGACACGGCGGCCACCCTGGCGCTGGTGGGTAAGAGCGGGGATCTGGATTTTCAGCGCGACGGCACTTCCGCTGTGTTCCGCCTCTCCGCGCAGACCCTGCAGAAAGCCCGTAACGCTCAGCCTCAGGCATGGACCGCGCCACAGCTGGTATTACGTTCTCCGACGACTCAGGGCGGCGCCGCACCGGATGCCCTGACGGTGGCGATTGATAACTGCCAGGAGACGGACTACGTCAGCCAGGACGGTGCCGGCCATCTTGATACCTTTAGCTATCCGTTCGGTGCACAGCCGCAGCTTGGGAGCGCTTTTGAACTCACTCTCCCGGTGGCGTTCTCACGCACCGGCGGGACGCTGACGATTCAGCCGCAGTGGCGCGATCTCCCCCAGCAGAGTTTCGCCCAGTGGTATGCGGATTATCCTGAGCCACCGGCCGATAACGCAGCGTTCAAAGCGCAGATTGTTCTGGTTGCGCCCGACGGTACGGAACAGCAGGGGGACGAGCAGCCGCTTTTTTCCGGCGAGGGGACCCCACAAGGGGAGCCGCTTCACGTCATCATTCCGGCAGATACTTCTGCCACTGCGGGATATATTGCCCGGGTCGTGCTGAGCGGAGCCGATTTCAATCACGCCGCGTGGCAACAATCACCCGAGGGTAAGAATGCCCCCTGGACGCCGCAGGTCAGCCGGATCGATACCACCTTTGCGGCATCGCTTTCCCTGTCCAACAGCGCCTCATCGGCTGTCCGCCTGGCGGTACAGGACTCAGGAGACACGGCCCCGGCGCTTTATCTTGGATTCAGCGAGGTAACGCCGGGCGAAACCCTGTCAGTGTACTGGTCGCTCAACGCCCCGGCATCGCTCAATCTTAGCTGGTTCTATTACAGCAACCAGGGCGAGTGGGTTTCGCTATCATCGGGGGTGCTGGACAGTACCGGCGGGCTTTCCACCAGCGCGCTCTGGCGCGCTGTGCTGCCGGAGGATAGCGCGGCGGGGTCGGATTTTGCGAATTTTTCCGCAGACTATTACTGGATAAAAGCTGAGCCGGCAGACGGTGACGCTTTTGCCGCTGACACCGTTCCCCGGCTGAATGCCATCTTTGCCGGCGCAATGACCGCCACCCTGGATACCACGGGCACGGTGGATAATAGCCACTATGCGCAGGCATTACCGGCCGGCACCATCAGCCAGCTGGCGAGCCCGGTAACGGAAATCAGCAGCGTTACCCAACTGCTGCCATCCACGGGCGGCCAGATTCAGGAAACGCAGGACGCGCTGCTTCAGCGGGCGGCTACCCGTATTGCGCACCGTCAGCGAGCCATCAGCTGGGGGAATATGCGCAGTATGCTGATGGACCGCTACCCGCAACTGTACGATGTCCAGTTTCCCGATGAGCAAAAACTCAACCATATTCCGGCCCTGACGGAGCAGCAGCTGCTGGCGATCCCGGACAGTCGTTATCGCGATAACGACGATGCCCTGCGCCCGGCGCTGAGCAGTGCGCGGCTGGCGGAAATGGCCAGCTGGCTGCAGCAGTACACCAGCCTGTGGGCGACGCCTGAACTGTTGAACCCCACCTATATCGATGTAACCGCGCTCTATCGGGTGATTTTTATCGCCGGAATATCGCCTGACTACGGCTACCGCCAGCTGGAAAGCTGGCTACAGCAGCGCTATATGCCCTGGGGTGACGATCAGAAACAGGCGGTCACGCCCGGCAACCGGGTGGATTACTACCAGTTACTGGCGACACTGCAGCAGTCGCCGCTGGTACAGCGGGTGGTGTCCCTGACGCTGACGCGTGACGGCGGCGAAGCGCAGCAGCAGACCATCAGCGCCAGCGACAATGAAGTGCTGATTCTGAACCCTGTACCGGACCTCGGTTAACCTGAACGGAGTATTTATGTCTAAAGAAAACGCGCTCTTTACGCAGGTCAAAGACGATATTGCGTTTGATACGCTCTGGCCGCAGGTCACCACGGCGATTACCGCCCTTAGCAGTGAGATCTGGACCGATACCGGCGATCACGATCCCGGTATTACCCTGCTGCAGGCCGTGACATGGAACTGTTCCGATCTCAGCTATCGCGCGTCGCTCTCGCTGAACGATCTGCTGACCCTCAAAGGGCAGAATACGCTCTTTCCGCTGCTGTTCGGGCCGGATCACGTCCTGACCTGTACCACGGTGACGCCAGAGGATTACCGCCGGGCGCTGCGGGATTTGCACAGCAACGACGTTCCCGATCTGGAGCTTGATGCGGATTGCGCGCCTGACTTTTTGTTCCGCGACGCTTGTCTGATTCGGGAGCCGGAAGCCAACCGTCTCCACTGGTGGTATGACGCGCAAACGCGGGAATACAGCTTTACCGAACCCGATGATGTGAGCAGTGATGACAAAAAACAGATGCTCCTGCGCGGGAATTACTGGCTCTATCTTCTGCCAACCCGCCTGATTGGGGTTCTGAATCCCAGTGGCAAGACCAAAGTTGACCAGTACCTGGCGGATTTTCTGACCAATCACCGTAATCTTGGCGAGTCTGTGTCACGCATTATCTGGCTTCAGCCGGTGACCTTTAGCCCGCAGTTTACCATTGAGCTGGCGGAAGATATTAACGACGTTAACCCGGTAGTGGCGCAGATTTATCAGACTATCGAGGAACTGCTGCTGCCAACGGCTACCCGGCAGACCACCTCTCAGCTGCAGAAGGCGGGGTACAGCAGCGAGGCGATATTTGAAGGCCCGCTTTTGCAGTATGGCTGGCAGCAGGCATCGCCGTCGTTAATTTCGGCAGACGGAATAACGCTTAATCTGAGCCAGCTGTTTAACCGGCTGCAGAGTATTGCGGGTGTAACCAGTATCAGCAGTTTCTCGCCCGGCGAGTTGCCCGGGGAGATGACCGCCGTCAGCGGAGACAGCTGGTCGTGGCAGGTTGCCAGCGGTTATTTCCCCCAGCTCTGGGGTGATGACCCTCTGACGCTGTTGGCTTCCGCCAGCAGCCCGCTTACCCTGATCGTCAAAGGCGGGATTTACCAGCGTGCGGACAGCGATGCGGTTCTGAACGCGTTTTCTACAACGCCGCTGATCCAGACCACGCCAGTCACTTTACCAGCCGGCAAGGAGCGCGATTTGGCGGCCTATACCCCGGTGGGCGACCGGCTGCCAGAGTGCTACCAACTCCAGCAGCCGGATGGGGTGATTGATAACACGGTTCGCGAGCTGCATCAGTTCCTGCTGCCCGCCGATCAGCAACTGGCGGACGGCTGTGCGGAACTGGCCGCGCTGCCCCGGCTTCTGGGGTTTACCGACAGGGATAAACTGAACGCCATCCGCGGCACCCGCTGGCCTTATGCCGCCGATTCGGTCGGCCAGCAGGTGCATCAGTCGTATGCCAGCGCCCTGACCACGTTACAGCAGCAGGATGCCGCCGTGATCCCCGCCACGCCGGACGCTAATTTTGCCCGCGAATTAGATTTTATTCAGTACCTGCTCGGTTACTTCGGTACCAGTCGGGCGGCCCGGCCGCTGACCCTGGATATGGCGGATTTTCTCGCCACCCAGCGTGCGTTTTTGGCGCAGCAGCCCGAGCTGGGCTATGACCGCACCAATATCCGCATCGATAAAGTTTCTGCGTTACAAAAACGTATCGCCGCGCGTATCGGTCTGAACAGCGAGTGTTTTGCCGATAATCCGGATCTCGGCAAACTGCCGTTCTACGTTATTGAACACCGCCAGCTGCTGCCCCAGACGCCGGACGCGGGCTATGACGCGGAGCAGACGCCGGATGATTTTATTTCTGATACAAAGCCGATAGTGAAGCTAAACAAGGCGGGCAGCGCCGGAAAAATTGCCAAAGGGCAGCTGATTGACCTTATTGCGATCGAGGGGGACAGCCGGCTGGTGGTCGGCCAGCAGCTGGTCATCGACACCGATGGCGATACCGTTATGTTCAGCACGGAAAATAGCCAGCAGCTGGTGAATGACCTGGATCGCCTGCAAAGTGCCTGGAATGCGAAGAATTTGCGCTGGCAGAACAGCAGTATCTGGCTACAGGATATGGATTATCGCCTGAACTACGCCGATGCCGCTCTCCAGCCCGACAATGCGAACCAGCGTTTACTGGTCAGCAGCGCCCAGAGTCCTTTCCCTTCCATGGTGGCCGTGGGCGATACAATAACCATTCGCCCGGCTGGCCTGGCGTCCCTGCCCGATACACCGGCCGTCAGCAAAGTCGCTTCCGTGGACGCTGACGGTGACTGGCTGATTGAGGCCACCATCAAAGCCGTGGACAACATTGCCTGCACCCTGCTGATTGAACAAGAGGCGGGCGGAGACGATTTCCCTTCGGCGGAAGAGGCCTGGCGTTTTCAGTGGAATTTCGATACGGCGGCCTACGCCTTCGAGGATCGTTTTTCCTTTGTGGTCAGCATCGTCCATAACCGCAGTATGGTGGAGGCCAGCAATATCGACCCCGCTATGCTCCTGACCTGGCTCCAGCAAACCATTATGGCGGAGTTCCCCGCCCACGTGTCGCTGCTCAATGTCTGGCTTAGCGAGCCGGAGTTTAAAAATTTTGCTGCCACCTATAAGCGCTGGCAAAACAACGGTATTCCCTTAGGCGATGACGCCTTCGCCATTATGCAGATGTTGACGCTCGGCCATCTGCCGGTGGCGCAGCTGGGTATTGGCCTGATGCGTATCGCCACCGAGGCCCAGCGCACCTCGGTGCTGGGGGACGATGGCACTGAATGGCATACCGATATTATCCTCGATCAAGAACTGCTTTATGTGCCGCAGGATGTTACTGCCTGACTGAACACTGAATAACTGATTCGGAGAAAAAAGATGGCCGACAGCAAAAGTAATAAAACCACTTCTAAGCCAAAGGGAAGCATCAGCAACGCGGAAAAAAGCGCTGCGGAGGCAGTAAAAAAAACCGCCATTGCAGTGAAGAAAACGGCGATAGTAAAAGCGGAGACGGCGGTGCTGGCAGGAAGCGATCTGCCCACGGCGGATGCGCTAAAAGGGCGTTTTAAGGCGGGGAGCATTCCACTGCAGAGTGATTTTGCCGATCTGATTGATATGGCGAATATTGGCCGTCAGGCGGTGGGTGACAACGGGACCGGGTGGGGGCTGGTAAAGGACAGTCAGGGGCGTTTGCAGCAGGATTTAACACATGAATACAGCATTGTTTATGATGTTTCACCAGGTTCAACAGCAGATACTATTATAGCGCCGGAGCATTTTTTTGGCGTTGAATTGCATGATAAAATAGCGCTCCTTGCCGTTGACACCGATACAGGGCCGACTCAGGCTGTTGCTAAATTGAACGGAGACTCAACGCACTTTTTATGTCCGGCAGTCAAAATTGATTCATCTGGACAGAAAAAAAGAACAACGGTCACTATCGTTGGTCGTAAAAAGGTGGGGGTAAATTTGTCCTGGCAGCCTTTTGAATACGTTTCAATGGGGTATGATACCTATAGCTTTTATTATGAATTTAGACTCGATACCACCGAGGACGACTTTAGCAATTGTACGTTATTTATCGATCCTCTCGTTCTGACGGTTAATCTAATTTCAGATGTTGACAACGATCCTGTTGGTGAAATTCTATCTCGAATGACGGTGAGGTTTACCTGCGTCGGGAGTAATATGATCATTCCCCAGGGGTTAATCAGCATGTTCTCAGGAAGTAACGTTCCGGCTGGCTGGGCATTATGTAATGGGGAAGGTGGTACGCCAAACTTAGTAGACCGTTTTATTCTCGGAGGTGACTTTACACAATCTGGAAAAAGCGGAGGAGTTTCATTGGATGGCAGCGATGATTCGAAAAGTTACAAAGTATCAACCGACCAACAGTCTCCAGGTGAGATTAGTATAGATATTGCTGGTACTGCACTCACGGCCAGCCAACTTCCTCCACACTCACATAATGTAAGATACACATGGAATACTGGTAACCCCGATGGAGGTACGACATCAATTACCGTAGGGAATGAAAACAGTCCGCCAAGAAGAGAATTGATTGATGCTGTTGGAGGTGCTTCGGAAAAGCATACGCACAATGCCACGGCTTCAGTAGGAACTCATGCTCATACTTTTACTGCACTTCCAGCTTATTATATTTTGGCTTTTATCATGAAGTTGTAAATACTTGGCCATTAAAGCTATGAATTATTAATTTATGGTTAATGACATATAGAGTTCTGTTAGAGTGAAATTCTATAGTGTTGAATTTTTCCTGTATTCTATTTGCGTTTTTTAAATTGCGTTAGTCTGTTTTTAAGGAAAGAATAACGATTAACCAGTTTAAGAAAAAATCCATCCGGAGGAATAAAATGGCTGACAGCAACGATAAAAAAACAACCGTAAGCAAAGCGAAAAAAAGCACGGTAACGAAAGCGAAAACAACGGCGGTTAAAAAAACGGTATTGACACAGGCAAGCGTACTGACGCAGAGCGATCTCCCCACGGCGGATGCGCTAAAGTTGCGCTTTAAGGCCGGGAGTATTCCACTGCAGAGTGATTTTGCCGATCTGATTGATATGGCGAATGCCGGTGCCAGCGCTGCGGGGTTGGCTTCAGGGCAGACTCGTGCAGGTCAGGGGATGAGGATCAGCGACTCCGGACTGCTGGAGCCTGATATTACATCATATAATTTTAAAAATGACCCTGTTGGTTGTAGCCCTGTTATGGTGAATACAGATACCAATCAGATTGTTGTCGATCTTGACAATGGTCTGGTGCAGGACTCTTCTGGATTAGGTGTAAAAGCTGACACGGGGATTACCGTAAGCGACAAGGGTGTTGCCGTTAAGATCAAGGCGGGTTCAGGGGTTACCGCAGATGAGGATGGAATTAGCATTAAAACAGGGACCGGTATTGAATTCGATGCTGATAATGTTTTACAGCTTAAATTAGATTCGGATTATAGCGATCCTGATTTCGCTCCGCTTATTTTTAAAAATAACCGCCTGGAGACCGATCTGGGTTCCGGGCTGGTCTATAAATCTAATGGTATCTGCGTAGGTGCAGGCGACGGGATTGCCGTGGATAATGATTCCATCCGTGTCAAGGCAGGCTCTGGTATTACCGTGGACTCATCAGGCGTAAGTGTGGATATATCCGCCGTTATCCCAAAAGGGATGATTACTATGTTTTCCGGAAGTGCCGTTCCGGATGGCTGGGCATTATGTAATGGGGAAAATGGTACGCCGGATTTGCGAGATAAATTCATCAGGGGGGCGAGTAATCTTGAGTCCTCATCGGGTGGATATAATACGGCGAGCTTTACCCCGCAAGGTTCTGTTAATATCGGTGGGCATGCTTTGACTGTTAATGAAATGCCATCGCATAATCATGCTATAGTAAGGAGTTATAGTTCTAGTTCTCTTGGTGATAACTATTATCCTGAACTACAAAAATCAGGTGATATACCAGGTGGAAACTCAGCGGCGAATACAATAGGTTATGCAGGTAACGGCGATAAGCATAGCCACACGGGAACGTTTTCAGGAGAGATGACTTCCGTCGATATTGTTCCAGTTTATTTCGCTCTTGCATTTATTATGAAGCTGTAA